TGACAGGTCCAACAGGTTTGATCTTCGCAATGCGTTCAAAGTTCGCCAACAACACTGCACTTCTTGGTGACGTTGGTCTAGGTAACAACGCTGGTGAAGCATTGTACAACGAAGCTGACACAGACTTCTCAGGTACAGGTACTCACACACCATTCGATTCAGCTGTTAACCCAGGTTCAAACAGCGCATCAGTCTTCGGTTCTGCAAACACTGGTCGCGGTGTTACAACTGCAGTTGGTGAAGATCTTGGCGGTGGTACAGACATGGGCGCAATGGGCTTCTCAATCGAGAAGGTCACTGTAACAGCAAATACTCGCGCATTGAAGGCAGAGTATACACTAGAACTAGCACAAGACCTTAAGGCAGTGCATGGTCTAGACGCTGAAACAGAATTGGCAAATATTCTTTCAACAGAAATTCTTGCCGAAATCAACCGCGAAGTCGTTCGTACGATTTATCGTACAGCAACTCCAGGTGTTGCGTTTGCTGGTGCACCAGGTACATTCAACCTAGCAACTTCAGGTGGTGACACCGACGGTCGCTGGCAGGTTGAGAAGTACAAGGGCTTGATCTATGCAATCGAAAGAGAAGCAAATAAAATTGCTAAAGACACCCGTCGTGGCAAGGGCAATATCGTCGTCTGCTCATCAGACGTCGCATCAGCCCTCGCAATGTCAGGTCTTCTCGATTACAACTCAGCTCTCGCTGGTCAAGTAAGCCTAACTGTTGACGATACAGGCAACACATTCGCTGGTACACTATTCGGTCGTATCAAGGTTTATGTTGATCCATATTCTATCCAAGCAGCAGACTACGCAGTAGTTGGTTACAAGGGTACAGTAGCATATGACGCTGGTCTATTCTATTGCCCATACGTCCCACTACAAATGGTCCGCGCAATCAATCCAGATACCTTCCAGCCAAAAATTGGCTTCAAGACCCGTTATGGTCTAGTTGCTAACCCATATGCTGAAGGATCAACGATTGGTCTTGGCAGACTAGCAAACAACTCAAACCTATACTACCGCAAGTTTATCGTTTCAAACTTGAAGTAATATTTGTTGAGAAAGTATTTGCCAACTTATTAATAATAACAAGGCAAAACGAATTGGGGGGAGTCGAAAGGCTCCCCCTTTTTTTTACACCTAAATAATTTGTAGTCACACGGAGCGATACTAATGTCAGTATCATATGTACCTAAAGATCGCGATATCGCACAATACAATAAGTTCAAATTAAATTTTGATCGATTGCCGAACATGACATTTTTCTGTAAAAATGTTAATCTTCCAGGTATCATCAATAATGCGGTTCGTGTTGAAACTCCATTTTCGGCATTTTTAGTCCCTGGTGATAAAACCGAATTCAATACACTAGAAGTAAATTTTTTAGTCGATGTCAATTACACTGCTTGGATCGAAGTATTCAACTGGATTACAGCGCTAACGTTTCCTAAAGATTTCGAACAATATCAAAATTTACAAAATACACAACGCACAACCTTAATACCTAGCGGTCGTCAACGTGGAAATCAATATAGTGACGCAATGCTTACAATCTATACAAATAGAAATAACGCAAACCTTCGAATAAAGTTTAAAGATTGCTTTCCTCTTGCAATTGGATCCATTGAATTTGATGTAGAAAAGACGGCAGAAGATCCTGTTATGTGTAGCGCATCTTTTGGTTATTCTCTTTACGAAATTGAAAAAGTATAGTATAATAATATAACAACCAGTTGTATTATTTAAGGTGTATGTATGAATGCGATTCCGCTCACTCAGATCATTGAGATGTGGGAAAAAGACTCAGAAGTGGATCAAACTGAGCCTGGTAAAGAAATCATCAAGATTCCAACACTTCACGCGAAGTATGCGCGCATTCTTTCAGCACATTCTCTTGCTTCGAAGCAGTGTCATATTGAATATGCGAGAATGAAAAAGGTCAAGTATGAATATTATAATGGCAAACTTGACGCAGATGAATTAAAAAAATATGGCTGGGAACCTTTTCGATTTTTATTGAAATCGGATATCGGTACATATCTTGATGCGGATCAAGACCTCGTAAAGATTACAGCCAAACTTGCGTTGCATGAAGAAGCCATTACATTTTGTTCTTCTGTATTAAAAGAACTGAACGCTCGCACATATCAGTTGCGCGCATTTATGGATTGGGAAAAATTCATTCAAGGTGGACATTAATGAAACCAAATAAAAACGATCAAGCGGCGCATGATGCACTCAATGGATTTCCGCCAGAGGTTTATTTAAACTATGTGCCAGAAGAAAAGTATCTTGCACTTAAAGAAGCTGCTGCAGCTGGACTCAAAGAATTAGAGAGGATAAATACATTTATAGTAATTAACAATGACGTTATTGCTAATTTGAAAAACGTTTTGGTATGATAATCTATACAAATATTCACATCACTGTTAAAAAAATAAACGAAGTATATCTTCGTTTAGAATGCGAAGAAAATATCAAAGCAGAGTTGGCTGAATATTTTTCGTTTTTTGCACCTAATTATCAGTTTAGCCCGTTATATAAAAAGAAAATTTGGAACGGGAAAATATATCTTTTTAATCGTAAAAAGTCTTTGCTTTATGCAGGGCTAGTTCGTTATCTAAATGAGTTTGCGAAAGAAAAAAATTATGCAATTGACTACGATGACTCAATTGACGTATTCAACGAATACTCTTTAGAAGAAGCCAAAGAGTTTGCTGATTCTTTAAACATACAGTCACGCAATCAACCTATTGAAGTTCGCGATTATCAATTAGCAGGGTTTGCAAAAGCAATTCGCTATCAAAAGATTTTGATGCTTTCACCTACAGCATCGGGTAAGTCGCTAATCATTTACTTGATTATGCGTAAACTATTTGCCGACAAATGCAAACGTGGTTTATTAATTGTACCAACAGTATCGCTTGTTGAGCAAATGTACAGCGATTTTGCCGATTATTCTACAGGTAATGGTTGGAACGTAAGTAACAATTGTCAAAAGATTTATCAAGGGCAAGATAAACTTATCACTCGCAACCTAGTCATATCTACATGGCAATCTATTATGGATATGCCTAAAAAGTTTTTTGAACAGTTTGACTTTGTGATTGGCGACGAAGCGCATGGCTTCGAAGCAAAGTCGCTTTCTAAAATTATGACACGACTAGTCAATGCAAAGTATCGTATTGGTACAACTGGTACAGTTAAAGATACCAAAGTGCATAAGTTGTCGCTAGAAGGTTACTTTGGTGCAATTACTAAGATTATTACAACTAAAGAATTAATCGATCGCGGTCAGTTATCCGACTTTGAGATCAAATGTTTGACATTAAAATATTCTGAACAAACTTGTGCAATGGTAAGTAAGTTTGATTACCAGCAAGAAATGGACTTTCTCGTAACGAACAACTCACGAAATATTTTCATTAGAAACTTGGCTTTATCGTTAAATAATAATACACTAGTATTGTTTCAATACGTTGAAAAGCACGGTAAAGCGTTATATGATATGATCTTAGAGAAAGCAGGAAACCGAAAAGTATTTTTTGTTTTTGGTGGTACTGACGTTATAGATCGTGAAGAAATTCGTAAAATTGTAGAGACAGAGAAAGACGCCATCATTGTTGCTTCTTATGGAGTATACTCTACTGGCGTAAATATTCGTAACCTACATAATATTATATTCGCTTCACCAAGCAAGTCTAAGATTCGCAATCTTCAATCTATAGGTCGCGGCTTACGATTAGGAGACGATAAAGACAAAGCCACTCTTTACGACATCTCTGATGATCTTCGGTATAAAAAATACGTCAACTTTACACTTAAGCATTTTGCCGAACGACTTAAAATATATCATGAAGAGAAATTCAAAATCTCAACCTATAAGGTAGAATTAAAAAATGGGTAAACAAGAAAAAAACGTTAAGTTCATTAAACTTAATAACGGTGAAGATTTAATTGCTGAAATTGAAGATTCAAACGATACACAGTTCATGTTTAAAAATCCGATGAAGATCATCGTAGATACAGATTTAGAAACAAGTAAACAAATTATCTTTTTACATCCATGGCTTCCAAGCGGCGTAGTACCACCTACGAGTATTAAATTGCCTTCGAATGTTGTGTTCTTAATAACAGAAGTGTTAGATGATGTTCGTGAATACTACATCAATATGGTCTCGGAAGTCGAGATGAGCGAAATGATTAAGAAGAAACAGAAAAGAAAGAAGAAAAAAATAGTGACTTCAGAGTCACTCGAAACAGATAACGTATTAGATTTCTCTGAGTCGATAGATAGAATTAAGAAGAATAGACCAATACACTAAAGAATATCTAATATAGCATTCAACCGACCACATACTTATTATAAACTTCAACTTTTTACAGGTCAAGCAGCATGGCAAAGAAAAATCATTATGTAAACAATGCCGACTTTCTGAAGGCATTAACTGAATACAAAAAGGCTTGTCGCAAGGCAAAACGCGAGGGTCTACCCAAACCAAACATTCCAGACTATATTGGAAAGTGTTTGATGCTCATTGCTGAAAATCTTTCACACAAACCAAACTTTCTGTCATACTCGTTTAGAGATGAAATGATTGGTGACGCGATCGAAAACTGCATCATGTATTTCGATAACTTTGATCCGAAAAAATCAAAGAATCCATTTGCATACTTCACACAGATCATTTACTTCGCTTTCATTCGTCGCATTCATAAAGAAAAGAAGCAGTTGTATGTAAAGTATAAGTCTACGGAGCAGATTGGTATATTGGATGAATATGATCAGTTTGATTCGGATGAAAACGGCGGCATGACTAAACAATTCGAGATGTACGATAACATTTCGGAATTTATCGTAAACTTTGAAGAATCGAAGTTGAACAAGAAAAATAAACGCAAGAAAAAGAAGTCACTAGAAAACTTCATTAGCGAGGACTAAAATGGCTATCATTAACGAAGAAGAAGATTTTGGGTTTACATTTATTGATGAATCTGAAATTGATGCTGAGATTAAACGAGTTGCAGAGGATGCAGCTGAAGAAGCATCACTTCAAATTGAAATGTCATATAAAGATAGATTGAAGCAAGTTGAAAATCTTGTATTACCGTTCCTAACAAACTTGACTAAAGACCCACAAAAGGTTATGATTAAGTGGCCAAATAGAGCCGAAGTTGTTGAGCGGCAAATTCAAAAACTACTTAAGATTACACGTGACTAATGAAAATAGCGATTGTCGGTGATACTCATTTCGGAATGAGAGGAGACTCTATACAGTTTCATCAACTGTATCAGGAGTTTTATGAGAAGGTGTTCTTTCCATATTTGAAAGAGCATAACATTACTCAGGTGTTTCAACTGGGTGACTTGTTTGATCGCCGCAAGTATATCAACTTCACAACATTACATCTTTCTAAGAAATACTTTTTCGATCACATCGAAAAGAATAACTTAGATTTCCATACAATTCTCGGCAATCACGATATCTCCTATAAGAACACTCTTGAAGTAAACTCTTCAGCATTGTTGCTCGAAGGTTACACAAAGATTAAAGTTCATACTGAACCAACAACCGTTGAAGTTGACGGAATTCCTATTGATTTAATTCCTTGGATTTGTAAAGAAAACGAAGCAGAGATAGCAGAGTATTTTAAGAATACCAAGTCTCAGATTTGTTTCGGTCACTTTGAGATTCAAGGGTTTGAAATGGATCGCGGCAACGTATGCCATGAAGGCATTGATCGTGATGTTCTCTCCAATTATGAAATCGTACTATCGGGTCACTTTCATCACAAGAGTAGCGACGGGCATATCACTTATGTCGGCACTCCTGGTGAAATGACTTGGGCTGACTATAACGATCCTCGCGGTTTTCATATTTTCGACACTGAAACTCGCGAGTTAGAGTTTATTGAAAATCCGTACAGAATGTTCTATAAGATTCTGTACGATGAAACGAAAGAAGATTTGGAAAGTGTAAAGACCAAAGACTACACACAATACACCAATCGCATTGTGAAAGTTGTGGTCGTGAATAAAACGAATCATCTTTTGTACGATATGTTCTTGGATAATTTGTATCAAGCGTTACCATTAGACGTAACCGTTGTTGAAGATTTTACAGATTACTCTGAAATTTCTGACGAAGACGTTATTGATCAAGCAGACGATACTTCTACAATCCTAGACAAGTATATCGAAAGTCTCGAACTTGATGTTGATAAAAATATTTTGAAACAACTCATGAAAGAGATATACTATGAGGCTCAATCACTAGAAACTAGCAGTGCATGACAACATTTAAAGCGATTCGTTATAAAAACTTTCTTTCTGCTGGTAACATCTTTACCGAAATTTCTTTACAGAAAGAAGAACAAACTCTGATCATTGGCGAGAATGGTGCAGGTAAATCTACCATTCTTGATGCCATCACATTTGCGTTGTTTGGTAAACCGTTCCGCAATATCAATAAGCCGCAGATTATCAACTCAGTAAATGGTCGCGATTGTGTTGTTGAAGTCGAATTTAAATGCTACTCGAAAGACTATAAGATTATTCGTGGGTTGAAACCTAATATCTTTGAGATTTATTGCGACGGTGAGTTGCTAGATCAAGACGCAAAGTCTAAAGATTATCAAGACTTCCTCGAGAAGCACATTCTGAAATTTAACTATAAAGCGTTCACTCAGATTGTCATTCTGGGTAGTTCATCGTTTGTTCCGTTCATGCAATTATCAGCTGCCGATCGTCGCGCAATTATCGAAGACTTGCTCGATATTCAAATTTTCTCTGCGATGAATCAAATCGTAAAAGAAAGAAACAACACATTG